CTACTTTCGACCAAACCGTTTTTCCCTGATGCCTTCTGACATCAATTTTTCTGCGCTAGAAACCTGAGTAAGTTGGTCTAGCAGGTATCCTGCATGGACGCGCATGGCACCGTCGATGATCTTGCGTTCTGCATAGTGTTCATCCGTTTCCATGCTCAATGGATCTACCCAATCACGATACTCCAAGAGCGCAACGTCAGCATTCGCGTAATGCGCTAGGTGGCCTTCGGCGTGAAATGGCGATCCGGTGGCCGCTTCATAATCTCGTGTGGCTTTGGCGTAGTCTGCTATCTGGTCCAAAATCAGATGCGGCTTGCCCGCGCCAGCCGCGATCCTCAGAACATTGGCTGTAAGCCTCCGCCATGCCATCTTGATCTCAACTTCGGCAGCGTGCCGTTTGATCTCAGCCTCGCTATTTTCGGAAACGACTTGCATCATTTGACTACCCTCAATTGTGTGAAATCCAGCACTTCCGCAGCATCGGCCAGATGATCCGGGGCAAACCGGCCATAGGTCGAATAGGTAATGGTCGTGTTGCTGTGGCCCAGATACTGCGCGACCTGGGTGATCGGGATACCGTTCGAAACCATGGCGACGGCGGCCGAATGCCGGATGGTGTGTAGCGTGACATCTTCAAGGCCGGCGCGCTTCACTGCTGCCTCGAATCCCTTGCGGATACTCGCGACCGGCTTGCCGCCCCATTCGACAACATGATCTGACAGGGCTGCATCCCGCGCGGTCTGAAGCGCCGCCAGCAGGCCCCGGTTGATCGGGACGATGGCGCGGCCTTTCCGCGTCCGGGCATCATCCAGCCGCAGGTTGATCACCCCGCGTTCCATATCGACGCGATCCCATGTCAATTGTAGCACGGCCGAAACCCGCCCTGCCGTTGCGAACAGCAGGTGGATGGCCAGCGCAATATGCGGGGCTTCGGCGTGGTCGATCAGCCGCGCCACTTCGTCTTTCCTGATGAACCGTTCTTTCGGTGTCGGCTTGGCTGGCCGTTCGATATGCGGCGCGGCCTCGATCATCCGGTTTCGCTCTGCCCATGTCATCGTGCTACGCAGATGCCCCAGTTCAGTATGCACTGCGCCTTGCGAAATACCTGCCGCCATACGGGCGCGGGCATAGGTGCGGCAAAGCTCGGTTGTGATCTGGTCCGGGCGGTAATGGCCGAAGTGAGTGAGAACCGCTTTTCCGGTGTAGCCCATGGTCTTGGCGGTGGGCTTGTCGCCCAGATCGCGCCGGTATTCATCCCAAAGCTCTGCCACCGTTGCCCCGGTTTGCGCCTGGGCGAAGTGCTTCAACCGATAGACGTCAATGGCCTCGGCTTCCGCTTCCGCTCGGGTGCGTGCCTTAAGCTGATGCCGGGATCTCTTGCCATCGGCGCCGGTCCAGAAGACACAGTATCCGCCTCTGAGCCTGCCGATGCTGATGTCTGGCACTGTTCGATCTCCTCAACAACGCGGGCCGGGATGCGGTAAAGTTTGCCGAACCGGAAATGCTCCAGCTCGCCAGATGCGCATTTTTTGCGCACAGCATTTGCGGTTACGCCCCACCGCTTTGCAAGGGTTTCCGGCGTGAATGGCGGACAGATGGTTTCATGTCTGCCCATTGTCAGCCCTCCTGTGGTCGCGTGGCAGCGCCTGCCTCGGTCGCCATGCGCTCGATCTGGTGGATGTCGCGGAAGACCCGTGTGACGAACTTGTCATGCTCCCGCTTCGCCGCGACCGGGATACCGGCGCGGCGGCGCAGCTCGTGCGACAGGCTGCTGACCGCGCTCATGCCTGCTGCCTGCCGCTCGGCCTTGCCGGGCACGCGGCCCCGGATCAGATGTTCCCCGCGCCAGTCGTCAGTCATCTGCCTGCACACCCGCGAGGATGCGGGTGATCTCCTGACTGGTGGCGGGATGGGCGCGGCCACATTTGACGCAATAGACTGCCTGTCCGGTCTGGGTAGCCGCGCGATAGAGGCGCTGGTTCTTGGCATCGTCACAGCAGCTCATGCTGCATCCTCCTCGATCGCGGCGGGGCCTTCGGCATCGGGCAGGCGCAGTTCGGGTGGCAGCCAGCGGTCGATCGCGGCGTTCTGGTCGCGCGAAAGGGCGAGGGCCTCGCGGTAATCCGCGTCATGGATGATGCGGTGCAGTTCGGCCGCCTTGGCGGCTTTCTTCAGCTCACGGAACCTTTGCGCCTCGTCCGCCATATGCGGCAGCAGTTCGTCGCGGATCTGATCCAGCATGCCCATCGGCAGGCGTTTGAAATAGTTCTCGGCCGTCGGATGCCACACGTTGCGCGGGTTGACCCGCAGGCGGGCGGCGAGGGCTTTGCCGAAATCGCTGCCCGCCGTGTGAATGGTGCGCACAAGGGCGGCGGTGATCGCCGCGTTGCGCGCCTTGCGGCCAAGGCTCTGAACATCAGACAGCAGGGCAATCGTCAGATCGGCCTTGCCGGTGCGATCATCCGTCGGGATGGCCCGTGCCAGACGCGCGTCGATATGGGTTTCGTCCGGCTTGGACGGGCTGAGGGTTTGCGCTGTGGGGCTGAGAGCCAGCGGGCGATGCCATGGCCAGACATCGGCATTGAGGGTGATGGCCAGAAGATCCAGCACCAGCTCGGGCTTTTCCAGCAAGGCAGTTTGCAGGGCCAGCGTCTGGATGATGCGCAGATCGTCGCGCAGGTTCTGCGGGATGGTTTCCGCCTTGCCGGTGATGACCGCGCCGCTGCCTGCCTCGGCCTCTGGCGCCTCGCGTGGCAACCATGCGCCTTCCATGACGATTTCACCCTGATGACCTACGCGGATGAAGGCCGTGGCGCGGGCGCGGGCGGCATCGTCATAGTCGCCCTCGGCCCGTGTCTCCAGATCGCGCATGCGCGCCAGATCTTCCTGCCCCAGTTCCTCGACCTCGGCCCGTGCTTGCAGCTCATCCAGTTCCTCGGCATCGGGACCGGGCAATTCGCAGGGGGTCCGTTGCAGCCGGGCGCCATAGCGCTCATGAATCAGGTTGTAATCGACGGGCCCGGTAAAGGCATGCACCTCAGCCCAGCCTTCGGCGGCAACCTGCAAGCGGGCGGCTTCCAGCTTTTCCGCAAAGAGTTCGTCCAGCAGTTTGGGGTCCAGTAGCACGGTGTACTCGGAAAACAGGTCAGCCCAAATGCGTCCTCCTCGACCAGTATAGGTTTCAAGCCCGACGAATTTGGCACGGCGGTCGGATGTGGGCACTGCTTCAAGGGTTAGTTCGCGGCGAATCTGGCTTGCGCTCATGCTGCTGTATCCACCGGCTGATCTTATGATGCGCGGGATCATCTCGATCATTGCATCCTCGCTCTGAGCTGCGGTAAGCGCACCGGCCTGATCAATCGAGATCTGCCCGGCGCGCAGCGCTTCCAGTGCCAAGTCGGGGAGTTCGGCGAGCTTCAGGCGGCCCAGCACATGCCGTTCACGCACCGCAAAGGCTCTGGCGATGGCGGTGGGGCTGGCGCCTTGTGCGCGCATCCTGCGATAGGCCACCACCTCATCTGCCGGATTCAGCGCGGCGCGGGCGGTGTTTTCGGTGCCTGCCCATTCGGCCGCGGTGGCGGCGTCGAAGGTGATCAGCACCGGCACTTCGACATCGCCGCCCGCATCACCGTGCAGCAGCTGGAGCGCGCGCAGGCGGCGCCCGCCGGCGACGATGCCGATGCGACGGGATTGCAGGTTAGTGCCATCGGCGAAACCGCCCTCCGGGTCGGCATAGCCCATCAGGTTTTGCAGCAGCCCGGCGGTGCGGATGCTTTCGGACAGCAACTCGATCTCCGCCGGCGGCGGCTCGGAGCGGCTGTTGAGGGGGTGCAGATAGAGGCGCGAAAGCGGCTCCCAGGTAATCTCGGCCATGGTCAAATCCATTTCTAAGAGGGGCAGGACCGGCACTGTCTTGCCGGGGCGGCAGGGGCAGCGCTTCAGGGCTTGTGGCCGTGACGGGTCAGGGTCACGCGGGCCATGCGTTGCAGATCGCGGAACAGGCCGTTCCAGACTTGCTGGCTGAAGGCCTCGTCCGATTCCGGTGAGCAGGTGGGCGTGTGCCGGGCGATGGCCAGAAGGGTCTCGCGGTAATCGGCCAGTTCCGCCTCGGGGGTGGTGGGCGTATCGGCCATGTCACCACCCCGAGCTGATACAGGCGCGGGGGCTTGGCTGCGGCCAGACCACGGCCACGGCAAAGGCCGAGGCGGCGAAGGTCAGCACGGCCAGAACCACAGCGGCATGATGATGGCCCTGCATCACGAGGCCTCCGGCAGCGCATCGGCCAGCGGCAGGCGCAGGGCCACCGGGTCACTGTCCGGGCCGTGGCGCAGGATGGACAGGTGATCATCGGCTGTGATGCAGACGTGCAGAATGCCGCCGCCCGAGGCCAAGCCCTCCAGCACCCAGTTGTCACCACGGGCATGCACCGGGCGCAGGGCACCGCAGGTCACGGCAATGGCAGCCACCTGCGGATCGTCGCGGCAGGCGGTCGCCCAGGCGAGGGTCAGGCGGGCCAGTCCGGGGTGCAGCACCACCACCTCGGCACGCGGCGGATTGCGGGGGAAACGAGGGTCCATCATGCCGCCTCGCCCCCCGCGCTCTGGTCGATCATGTGGCTGGCGCGCAGGCGGTGCTGATGCACGATCTGGCCGCGGGCAGATTTCAGGGTGAGCCATGCCATGGCGTAAAGGCTGGGCCGATGGGCATGATCACCGGGCGCGGCGCAGATCGCCATGGCGTCACGCTGCAAGAGCGGTGTCCGGCCGTGGCGGGAGGAAGGATAGGGGATAATGGTCACGGGGGCCTCCATCGGGTTGGCGATGGAGAATAGTAAGCATATAGCGAACTATTGCGCAATGCTATTTGTTAGCATATCGAGAACTTCCGTGATGCACCATGTATCTGTTCCAGAATCACCGGGCGGAGCCACGCAACAGAAGGAATGCAAAATGGCCGAAAGGGCTTGCAGGAATCGACTGCCTCGCCTCTCCATGGCTGAGGTCATGGAGAGGGTGGATGATGTGAAGCGAGACGATGAACTGATCCGGTCAGTCATGTTTGAACTGGAAGATGCGCCGGAATGGGTGGTTTTCGTCCTGCCGGACTGGGACGATGAGGACGCTGAAGAAGTGCGCAAATACTATCATCTGAGGCTGCTCGCAGATGAAGGGTATCTGGAAGAGACGGGTGCGCATGGTGGCAACTTCCGCATTACAGGTGCGGGCCATGATTTCCTGCGCATGATGAGGGAAGAGGGGCTATGGCATCAGATAAAGGCCAAGGCTTCGGAGGTTCCGGGCTACTCGCTGCGGCTCATGTTCGAAATAGGCCATGCAATGCTGAAGCAAAAGCTCAAAGAGTTGGGGCTTCCTCTCCCCTGACGGGCCGGAAGCCGCCTGACCGAAGTGAGTGCTGCATTCAGCCGATGTCGAGTTTGACGCCAAACGTGCCTTCAGTGATCGTCCCGTCACGCCGTTCACGACGCCAGCCACCAATGATCACGGCGTCTACGATCATGGATTGGCCCGGCAGGCCAACCCGCGTCATCATGTCCCGCCACATCTTTGCGGCCTCCCGAGGCAGATACCCTACCTTGCATTCCTCGATCTCGACGCGAACGGCATTCGGGTCATGGGGGTTTGATGGTTCCGGTGAAAGCGTCGCTTCGCATTCATATTCAACGCCGTCCGGGCATTTTGGGCCAGCGATCGCCTCCCGCGCGTCCTGGTAGTGAGACTCTCCGACAATATGGAATTCGAAAGTGCCTTCGCCTTCAACTTTCAGCATCATGTCCACCTGAAAAAACTGATTCCTGACCTGATTTTCACAGGCGACGGTGCATCCGCAAAGCGAAAACAGGAGTCGCACTGGCCTTGCGGTTGTCCACGGATTTATCCCCCAAAACCTACGCACTGGCGGCTTGTGTTCCCGTAATGTTCGCATCACGTTAACAATACCAATGGGGGTAGCTATGACGGACAATGAATTTACAGAGCTGATTGAGCGGCTGGAACCCGCGCACCGAAAGCAAGTGCTGGAACTTATTCGTTCCGCTTGGCGAGCAGACCAAGCGCGGCGCGCTCAATCGACCTGCGATCATCCGCCGAGAGCTGAGACATGACTTCCAGATGCGTTGCCAGTGATGCCGTATCCCGCTCGCTTTGAGATCCTGAAAACAGTTCGTGCACTTCACAGTGCAGTGCATCAGCGAGGCGCATCAAGAGATCGGCGCCTGGTGATTTTTTTCCGGTTTCCAGTTCAGAGACATAGCCCTTAGAAATCCCTACCAAGTCAGCGAGCTGTTCGCCCGTTAACTTGTTGGATTTCCGCAGCTCTCTGATCCGAAGTTTCATGTTCACTTGATGCCAGATTCTTGTTGCGATTGCTAATCGCACCCAGCGAACTTCTTCTTGCCAAGATGTTCGCTATATGCCAACTATCGGCTATGAGCCAACTTCGCACATATCTCACCCAGACCAAAACCAAGCAGGCAGTGCTGGCCAAGCTCGTTGGCGTGTCGTGCGGCTATATGAGCGAGTTGGTTAAGGGCGACAAAACGCCCGGTCTCGAACTGGCCGTGAAGATCGAAGACGCGACGGGGGGCGCAGTGCCTGCGCGGTCTTGGGTAGCACTGCCCCCCGTCGCGGAAGACCCCGAAAAGGATGTCGCCTGATGTCATCGTCACCACTCCGTAAACTCGCACCTGCTGACCTTGCCCCGCGCCGGGGTCAAATGTCCCGTGCCAACGGTTTTGACCGCGCGGGTCGGGGCAGGGGGGCGGCGTCGGCGCGGCGGGTCACGGTTGCGCCAGTCATCACGCGCCATGCGGCGACGGTGTTCTGGGCCGATCTGGTGGCGCGGCGCTGCGCCAGCCGCGAGGAATGCGCGGTGGTGTTCGCGGTCACGTTTCAAACCGCCTGCAACTGGTTCGACGGGTTCAGCTGCCCTACTGGCGACAAAATGCTGATGGCCATGCGGATGTGGCCCGAGGAGTTCGCGGAATGAGCGGGTTGACCATCAGTTTCGCGCGGCCCTGCCAGACCCGCCTTGAACTGGCGCAGCGGATGCGCGTGACAGCGGCGCTGATCCAGCCGGATCAGGTGTTGCAACTGCAAGCGCGCGCCGGGGATCTGCGGCTGTGGGCGCAGGCGATCGAGGCGCTGGAAGATCGGCCCGCCGTCGTCGTGTCCGAGGCCGAGCGTGAGCCGACCTGGCTGTGGGTGATGCTGCTGACGATGAGCGCCATGACAACTGCGCTGACCGTGCTGGAGCCGGTTGCGCGTTTTGCCGCCGCGATCCTGCTGCGGGGGCTGCAATGAGCCTGCCCGCGCGTTCCACTTTCTCGCACCTCCTCCCTGTTCGGTGCGGCCACGGCGACCTGACTGCTCGGTCGGCTGTGGTAACTGCGGGCGGCACTGCCCTGCCGCCCGCCTTTTCCTTGCCATTTGCGGCGGGTGCCGCAGATGCGTGCCGGGCGCTTTCCCGGTTTCTCTCTGTTGTCCCGGCGCGCTGGTTCGGGGTGTTCCCCTCGGGCCAGCGCTTCGGCGGGGAGGTGGTGTGATGCGGCGGCAGATAGACGCCTGGACCGATGACCAGCAACTGGATGCGCTGGACCGGATCGAGAGGCAGGGGCAGAGCGCGACCGAGGTCGGCGCGGCCTATGGGCGATCCCGCAGCAGCGTTCTGGGCATGGTCAAGCGAGTGCGAGACGATCTCGCGGCCTCCGAGGTTGCGGATTTTGCGCCCGGCACTGGCCCGGCCGTCAAACCTGCAAATCAGGATGGTGCCTTGGGGCCGCTGTGGTGGCGTCGGTCCACCTCGCATCTGAGGCGGCGGTGATGGGCTTTCGGTCGATCGGCAGCATTGCGGCGCAGCTGGTGGCAGTCACCCGTCGGGATGACATCCCGGTCGGCGATTGCACCGCGACGGTGCTGGTGGCCGAGGGCGCGGCGCAGCTGATCTGGCACCGGGGAGTGGCGGGGCCGCTGGCCGGGAATGCGCTGTTCAACGATTTTCTGGCGCCCGGCATGGGTGCGCAACTTCGTCAACTCGCCGATGCGGTGGATGCCGCACAGGCGCTGATCGAACCGAATGGGGGCTTCAAATGAATTTGAGTGACATGAGTCTCGATGACCTGCGGCGCCACCAAGAGAAGAACGCGCGGATCATCGAAGCCTGCGAGATCCTCGATGGGCTACCACGGGACGCTGAGGATAGTGTGCTGTCGATCGACATGACGCCGGGCCTGCCGACAGTCATCACGCTGCCCTGCGGCATGCCGTCCGCGCGGTATTTCGATCCGCCGCCTGAGTTTGAAGTGGTGGAAACTGATCGTCGCCCCGGAGAATCTGCGGAAGCGGCGGGCTGGCGGCGGGTTGACGAAAAATACTGGCGCGAGCTTGATGCCAATAGCCGTGCTGCATTGGCCGCCGATGTGGTGGCCGCTGAGATGCTGGGCGGGTCGGGGGACCTGCAACGGCATAGTCTTGTGGAGAGTCCCCCCGCTGCTGGCCAGCGTGAACAAGCCGGAACGTGCGAGGTCGCGCCCGAGGCGGGGACCGGAGCGGGTGAGAGCCCCGCACACGTTTCAGAGACCCCGGTGAGCGCGCCGCCTGCGGTTGCACCCGCTGCGCGGAAGGATCAGACCGCAGGGCAGGTGACGGGTCCGCTGACCGATGATGAGCGGGCCGAGATTCAGCGCCTCGATGCCGAGGGCGTGTCGCGCAAAGAGATCGCGCGCCGCCTCGGGCGGCGCACGCAGACCGTGGCGCTGTATCTGCACGGGCTGGCGCACCCGCCCAAGGGCGCCGCAGGCAAAACAGAAGAATCCAAGGCGGCCCAGCCCGCCCCCGTGGCCGAACAGGCTTCGGTTGCCGTTTCAGACGGTGCCGATGCGGTTGCGGAAGCGCCGGTGGCGGTGAAGGCCGCGCCGGTGGGTGAGATCGCCGAAGGGGTGGTGCCGGTGGCAGCCCCGACCCCCGCGCCGGTGGCTGGCGGTGCGGCCCCCTTCACCGCCCGGCAGCGCCAGATTGCCGCCCATGTCATGCGCCTGCATGGGCGCGGCGATTTTGATGCGGCAACCGATCTGGCGCTGGTCGAGCAACTGACCTCGGGCACCAAGGCGGGGCAGGTGGCGCTGGATCTGGGGCTGGATTCGGCTGCGGTGGTCGGCCGGTTTCGCGCCCTGACCGCCGTGATCCGGGATGACCGCGACCGCGTGACGATCGACGGGCAAGCCGATCTGTTGCTGGTTCTGCGCGTGGCGGCCGGTGTGGCCCGGCCGGAGGCGGCCTGAGCGGCGTGAGACCGCAGGCCAGAATGCAGTGAGGCGGGCATGGTGACAGCTAATCATCCGGTGGATTGGCGGCGCGTGATGGCGCCGCAGGGGTCGGACTCGGCCCTTGTGCGGGTCGGGTCAGACCCGGCGCAGGTGGCGCGGCATTGCAGCGGCATCGCCTATGTGGCGGCGCCCTATGATGCCCATGCCGGGCAGCGCCGCAAATGGCAGATCGACCGTTCGACGATGATGTCAACGCTGGCCGCGCGCGAGGTGCTGCGGCTGATCTGCGAGCATGTCAGCGCGATCTGCCCGACCGTGCTGCGGGCCGAGGCGATGCATGCCGCCCCGACGGTCAAGGACGCGGTGATCAATCCGCTGGATCTGGAGTTCTGGGCGCGCTGGTCGGCGCCGTATCTGACTGCCTGTGGCATCGTCGTTGTGCCGGATATCCGCGGCTGGCAGCGCTGCCCGATGGTGGCGCGGGATGTCACATGGGCGCTCGATCACAATGTGCCGGTGCATCTCTATGCGGGGGCGGCATGACCCGCGATGATCCACGCCCGGCCGAAGCGGCGGCCATGGATATGGCCGAGGTCGCCAACCGGCTGGCCATTCAGGGCCTGACCCGCGCGGGCCGGGAAATGATCGGGCCATGCCCGCGCTGTGGTGGCAAAGATCGCTTCGGGATCAACATCCAGAAGCGGGTATTCCAGTGCCGCAAATGCGGTGGCAAGGGCGGCAATGTCGATCTGGTGATGTTTGTGATGGGGCTGGCCTTCCCGGCTGCGCTGGAATGGCTGTGCGGATCGGTGGAGGGCGTCAGCCCCGAGGAACGCCGCCAGCGCGAGCGGAAGGCGGCCGAGAACAAGGCGCGGAACGATGCGAAAGCCGCCGCCGCGCGGGAACAGGCCCGGCGCGAGGCGCGCGAGATCTGGGAACAGGGCCAACCGGCGCAGGATAGCCCGGTGCATGATTACCTCGCGCTGCGGGGCATCCCGCGCGCGCGATTCCCGCGCCTGCCGGTGTGCCTGCGGTTTCACCCCTCGCTCGGCTATATGGTGCAGGTCGATCGGCAATGGGTCGAGGCGCATCGGGGCCCGGCGATGCTGGCCGCCATTCAGGGGCCGGATGGCCGGTTCATCGGTGTGCACCGCACCTGGTTCGACCCGTCCAGGCCGAAGGGCAAGCCCGCGATCCTGCACCCGGTTTCCGGTGATCGGCTGAAGGTCAAGAAATCGCTCGGCTCGGTCAAGGGCGGGGCGATCCGTCTGACGCCGCCGGGTCGGGTGCTGATCATGGGCGAGGGGATCGAAACGACGCTGACCGCGCTGCTGGCCGATGAACCGCCGGGTGCCGCCTATTGGGCCGGGGTCAGCCTCGGCAATATGGCGGGCCAGCGTCAGCTGGGGCAGGGCCTGAAATACGCCGGGCTGCCCGATCTGGGCGATACCGAGGCCTTCGTGCCGCCCGCCGGCGTCGAACGGCTGATCTTCGTCCAGGACGGCGACTCCGAACCGCGCCTGACGCGGTCGCAACTGCTGTCCGGCATTCGCCGCGCCATGGCGCTGCGCCCCGGCCTGCGCGGTCAGGTGGCGCCATGCCCAGCCGGCGTCGATCTCAATGATGTGCTGATGGAAAGGCCGGAGGCATCCGACCCGGTGCCATGACGGCGCCCCTCGAAATCACGCTGTGCCGCGAAACCGGCACGGCCCTGATGTGCAAGGCCGGATGGTCGGAGCGCATCCCGATAGCCGATCTGCCCCGGAAGCTGCGGTTTTACCGCAGTCTCTGGTCGCGCGGGTCGAAGGTCAAAGGCGAACCCGGTCCCTGGGCCGGGCATTACGAACAGGATCTGCGCGCCCTCGAGGCCGCGATCCGGGAGGCAGGCAGTGACGGATAATCTCGACAAGGTGCGCCAGATCATGGCCTCGGCCGAGGATGTGGACATGCCGGAGGGGCTGGTGGCGCCGGAGGCGGAGCCTGATCACGATGTGCCGCTGGGGGATGAGGATGTCGGTTATCCCGGCGATGACGCCATGCCCCCGCACCCCCCTCTTGAAGACGATGATGCTCCCCCGCCCGAGGCTGAGTGCGTCATGTTTCCGCTCAATGACTTCGGCAATGCGCAGCGGTTCATACGCCATTTCGGGGAGGATGTGCGCTTCGTGCAGGATCTTGGCTGGGTCGCGTGGAACGGAACGCACTTCCAGCTTGATCCGCAGGGTCTGGTGGTGCGCGCCTTGTCACAGCAGTTGGGCGATCTGATCGCCAAGGAAATCCCGTACATCACGCTGGATGACTGGCAGATGGAAGCCATCGGCAAGGAAGCGGATCTGCGCGCCAGGGTGACCGAGCTTCAGGCCGAGACGGGAGAGGATGGTCGTCTGACCCCGGATGCCGAGCGCGAGATTGCAGAGATCGGCACGCGGCTGCGCGCCATCGCCGATCTGAAGAAGACCCTGAGCGACAAGCGGAAGGCGCATCGCAACTTTGCCCGCACGGCCGGGAACTCCGGTCGGATCAAGGCGGCGCTTGAAGAGGCTGCGCCGCATGTGAAGTTGCGCCATGAAGATCTGGATTCGGACCCACTGGCGATCAACTGCCAGTCTGGCACGCTGCGCATGGCGTTAGATATAGATCCAGATACCGGAACCCGGACGGCCTCGGTCCGGCTCGATCCGCATGACAGGGCCGACAATATCTCCAAGCGTATCGAAGCCGGATATGACCCGGCCGCCAAGTGCCCGAAGTTCATGACCTTCCTCGAGCGCGTCCAGCCGGCAGAGGAAATGCGGCGCTATCTTCAGCGTTGGCTCGGACTGTCGATCTCCGGTCTGCCGGTGCAAGCAATGATGTTCTGGTATGGCGCCGGCGCAAACGGGAAGTCCGTGCTGAGCGAGATAATGGCAAAGCTGCTTGGCGATTACGCGGCAGATATTCGTATCGAAACTCTCACCGGAAAGGGCCAGCAAAGCGGGGCACAGGCGACGCCAGATCTCGTCTATCTGGTCGGGGCGCGCTTTGCCCGAGCCATGGAACCTCGCGAGGGCGAGCAACTGCAAGCCGCGCTGATCAAGTCGATCACTTCGGGCGAGCCGATCATGGTTCGGGCAAACTACGGGGCATTCTTCCGACTATACCCCTATTTCAAGCTCACGATGTCGGGAAACCACAAGCCCGATATCCGGGAAACCGACGATGGGATCTGGCGTCGTATGAAGTTGGTGCCTTGGGGTGTGCAGATTCCCGAGGCCGAGCGCGATCCAGATCTGATTTCCAAGCTGTTGGAAGAGCGTGACGGGATTCTGCAATGGCTGATTGACGGGCTGGTCGATTATCTGGAAGGCGGCATGCGGGAACCAGATCAGGTGCGTCTGGCGACGCAGGAATACCGCGAGGACAGTGACCCGATCGGATCCTTCATCGCAGGCTGCTGCCATTGCACCGGCAATGACAAGGACAGGATCGGTGCGCGCGATCTTGGTATGGCCTTCAATTACTGGCTGCAACTCCGCGGCGAAACACGCTGGTCTGATCGCCGCATCGCCATGCGGCTGAAGGAAAAGGTGGGTCGCTGGCGAAGTCCACGCGATGGGCAGGGCTATGACGTGGTTAAGGCCCACGGTGTCATGACCTACACGGGCATTCGCTTCGATGAGGAATTCGGCCCCCGCTTCTGGGATGCTCCCCGCGATCAGGACGGCCGCCCCATACCGGGCCGAACCCCGTTCTATGGATGATCTCCCCGCACCCCTCGCCCGATTTCGGGGAGGATGGGGAACATACGACGGCTATGGGGAGGTTTGTTTCTGCTCGGGGGTGAGGGGTGGAAATTCAGCGGTGACAATGGGTTGATGTGATTTCGGGGAGGTCGGGGAGTTGGGGGAGCATTCTGCGCGTGATGTATGAGGATGTATCTTCCAAGGGGTTGGGGGGCAGATATTGGCGGTGAAATTCATGTGTATGACTGAATATACTCCCCCAACTCCCCGACCTCCCCTAGTTCTGCGCATGTTATTGAATGTGCTTGGTAATTCATACTCATGCGCCTTCGTTTCTTCCTCCCCATTCATCTTCACTTGCTCCCCATACTCCCCAAGAAAAACGACGAAAGACAAGGTTAAGTGAAAAAAGGGCTAAAAGGCACAAGATATGGGAAACGCGATGCTGGAACGGGAAATCGAGGCAACGGTGCTGCGGATGGTGGCGCGGCGGACAGAGGTGGTGCGGGCCATTGCCTCGGCCATGGGGATGGCTGATCCGACCATGGGCGAGGGGGACCGGCTGGCCACGCTGAAGGCGCGGGCGGTGGCGCCAGAGACTTGCGGGCCGGATATGCCGGTCGCCCCGGCACGGGGTCGCATGGTGCGGGTAGCGCCGGTTGCAATGCAGTTGACAGAAGGGGGCTGGGCGCCGCAGCACGGTGGCTTCCGGGGCAGGGATGCGGCGCGCGCGGCGGATGTGTTCGACGAAATGGCCCGGCAGGCCAGGCGCAAGGGAAGTGATGACCCCTTCACTCAGCGCCAGAAGGGCGCAGGCCGGGCCTATGCCACGCTGGTGGAGCGGCATTCGGCGGTCGGCCTGAAGGGCCGTTCGGTCGAGACCATGCTGACCGGCCGCAGCGGTGGTGGCGGTGACGGCGTGGTGGACATCATCCTTGATGAGGGCGCGGCGATTGCAGCCATGCGGTCGGCGGTCGGGGATGGCTGGGCGCTGGTGGTGGTGCGCCAGAGCAAGCGCAAGCGCACGCCTCTGACCGTGGCCGAGCTGGTGGATCGTGTCTGCCTTGGCGGTGAGACGGTGAGCGCCATCCTCGATGCCTGCGGCTGGTCGGTCTACGGCGAGTCCGTCGATTGGGCGCGGGCTGCTTTGGCTGAGGCGCTCGACCGCATGGCAGATACCATGCCGAAAGTGTCTTGACGGCTTAACTCAACCGGATGTAGTTCTATTGACATGATCCACAGATGCGCCCGGAGGAACCCCCTCGCGGGCGCTTCGCGTTTCAACCCTCCCAACCAAGGTCAGCCATGCGTATCAGGAAGCTGCGCGACAGTGGTCGCAAGCTGTCCCTCGGGGCCAAGTATCTGGAGCGGACAGAACGGGACCATGATCGGGCGCGGCTTGCTGCCAACCCGCTGCGCGCGCAATACGGCACTGCCCGTTGGCAACGGCTGCGCTGGTCCATCCTTGTGCGGGACGGTCAGCAGTGCCGCATCTGCGGCCTTGTCGAGACGGATACCTCAAAGCTGGTCGCGGACCATATCCAGCCGCATCGCGGAGATGAGGCGCTGTTCTGGGATGCGAGCAACCTCCAGTGCCTGTGCAAGCCTTGCCATGACAAGGTGAAGCAGAGGGAGGAAGTCCGCGCCCGCCGCACCGCGAGGGAGGGGGGGGGCTAATCGCTGGGAGGCGGCATGGCCTAGACCGGCTCGCTCACTCATCTGGAGGTTTTTTTTTATGGGCGATTGCGTTTTGGACCTGTTCGGCAACCCAGTGCGTGACAATCACGGCAAGCGCGGGCGGCCTGCTTTTGAGGTGACGGAGAGAAACCGCAATAAAGTCAAGCTGTTGCTGGCCTGTGGCTGGTCGAACGAACGTATTGCGAATGCAATCGAGTGCTCCCTCGCCACGCTCAAGAGGTATTTTAGAGCCGAGCTGTCGGTGCGGGATGCGATGCGCGACCGGCTGGATGCTGAGCGCATGATGCAGGTTGCCGAGCAGGCGGCTGCCGGCAACGTAGGGGCGCATCGGATCTTCGGGCAGATGCTCGACCGCAATGACCAAATGGAGGCCGAGCGTCGTATTTCCAAGCCAGACCGGCCTGCCGCTGATGAGCGTCTGGGCAAGAAGGCGGAACGAGACCGCATGGCACAGGATGCCGATGCGGACATGATGGCCCTCCTGGAAGAAGAATCGGCTGTGGATGTCCGCCACTGAGGCCCTGCCGCGCTTCGCCTGCCCGGACTGGTGGCAGCGCCTTCAGGCTGGCGACGTCCCGTTCGCCGACGTGCCGGTCAATCGCGCGCGGGCAGGCAAGGCACTGGCCTTCTTCAACCGGCTTCAGCTTGCTGATCAGCCGGGCATGCCGACGCTGGCCGAGGGATGTGGTGAGTGGTTCAAGGCGATTGTCGAGGTGTTTTTCGGGTCGGAAGATCCAGAGACACTACTTCCGCAGGTCTGGGAACTGCTTTGCATGGTCCCGAAAAAGAACAGCAAGACGACGTATGCCGGCGCACTGGGTTTGACAGCCTTGATGCTGGAAGAGGCACATAACCGGCAAATGCTCTTGGTGGGGCCAACGCAGGCGATTTCCAGGCGCTGTTTCAAGCAGGCTGCTGACATGATCCGCGCCAGCGAGAAGCTGCTGAAGATCTTCCACATCAACGACCCGGACATGGTTATCACCCGGCGCGCCACCCGCACCAAGCTCGCGGTCAAGACATTTGCGACCAACATTGTGACGGGCGAGATCCCGATCCTGACCATTATCGATGAGGTTCACCTGCTCGGGGCGATGCCAAAGGCCGCGGCGGTGATGCAGCAGATTCGGGGAGGGGGGATCACACGCCAACGCGGCAAGATCCTGATGATCACGACGCAGAGCGATGAATCGCCGGCAGGCATCTGGCGCACAGAACTCGACAAGGCGCGGAAGATCAGGGACGGCAAGGCTGGTTCAAAGCCGATCATGTTGCCTGTGCTGTATGAGTTCCCGGCCGAGTTGCAGAAGAACCCGGAATTCTGGCGCGACACGCGAAACTGGAAGCTGGTGCTGCCGAACCTCGGCATGTCGATCCCGGACGAACAGCCGTTGATCGAGGATTATGAAAATAACGGCAAGATCAATCGCCACGCCGAACAGGTCTGGGCCAGTCAGCATCTGAATATCGAAATCGGCGTCGGCCTGTCTGCCGGATGGGCAGGGGCAAAATACTGGGATGATGCGGCCCAGCCCGGCCTGACGCTGGACGAGCTGATTGAACGCAGTGAGGTCGCTGTGATGGGCGTCGATGGCGGGGGCCTTGATGACCTGTTCGGCGTGGCTGTCCTGGGCCGCTGCCGCGAAACCGGCGACTTGCTCCATTGGGCGAAGGCTTGGGCGCATCCCGATGTTCTTGAAGAGCGGAAAGAGATCGCAGCCAGATTGCGCGGCTTCGCGGATGATGGCGATCTCGTGTTGCTGGATGACGAGAATGTCAGTGGTGATACCGATGATGTCGCAGAGATCGCAAGCCGCCTGATCGACGCGGGGTTGCTGCCTGAAGAGGATGCAATCGGTGTTGATACCACAAATCTGGCTGCGATTCAGCGTCCCTTGTTCAGGGTCGGTGTGACGTATGAACAGCTGGTTGTGATCGGGCAAGACTACCGTCTTTCGCCAGCCTGGTGGGGCATGGAGCGTATGCTCAAGACCAGAACCTTCCGGCACGCCGGCCAACCGATGATGGCGTGGTGTGTTGGAAATGCCAAACCTGAACAGAAGGGCTCCGCGATGCGCATCACCAAGGAAGTGGCGGGGAAGGCGAAGATCGACCCACTGGTCGCAACTGCGCAGGCCGTAATCCTGATGGCCCGCAATCCCGAGGCGGGTGGTGCTGGCACCGTCATCACGATTCCTGAAGATTATGTGGTGGGATGAAATGGGGTTGATGTCGATCTTTCGCGGCAGCATGCAGGCCGATGCGCCGCAGGCTCCAGACCGCGATGCCAGCGATGACAGGTGGTTTCAGCCGATCGGCCTGCCAACGCGGTCAGGCCAAACCGTATCCACAATCACGGCGCGTCGCGTTCCTGTGGTGCGCGACTGCCTTGCTGTTCTGTCGCAAAGCGTGGCTGCGCTGACCTTCGGTGTTTTCGAACGGAATGACGATGATACGCGCAAGCGCCTGCGCGACCATCCGGTCGCCCGGCTGATGCGTGATCCAAACCCGCGCGATTCATCGTTCGAATTTCTTGCGACGATGATCGATGATCTGGCGGCGGAGGGCGAGTTCCTTGCAGAGCGGGTTGCGCCATACACCAGCCTTGAGCAGCTCTGGCGCATCCGTCCCGGCGATTACATCATCGAAAAGATGAGTGACCGCAGTCGTCGGTTCCGTATTCGCGAGCCGGGCATGCCCGAACGGGTGCTGCTTGAAGATGAAGTCTGGTATATCCCGCTTCCGCCCGTCCTGGACGGGCTGCGAGGCAGATCTCCGATCCTGACCGATGGCCGCGAACAGATCGGCGCCGCCATGGCCTTGCAGGCCTATGCCAACAGTTTCTTCGGCAATGATGCGACGCCCTCGCTGATCTTCACCCACAAGGGCAATTTCGCGGATCAGGCGTCGAAGGCGAGCTTCCTTTCCGCCTGGACAAAATGGTTTTCCGGTCGCAACCGGCATCGCCCGGCGGTTCTGGAATACGGGATGGATGTCAAGCAACTGGCAATCACCCCGGAGCAGGCCCAGTTTCTGGAAACCCGGCAGGAACTGAACGTGGACATTGCGCGGCTCTGGCGGATGCCGCCGCACAAGGTCGGTATCCTCGACAAGGCGACTTTCTCGAATATCGAGCACCAAGGGCTTGAATTCGTGACAGACACGCTGGCGCCATGGCTGACCCTGATCGAGCGCAGCATCGCCAAACACTTCCTTGCCGGCGAGGATGGTGTGTACTTCGAGTTCAATGTGGCGAGCCTTCTGCGCGGCGATATCAAGAGCCGTTACGAATCCTATGCCGTCGCACGGCAGTGGGGATGGTTGTCGGTCAACGAGATCCGGCGCCTCGAAAACCAGAATGGCATCGGCCCCGCCGGGGATCGGTACATCGAACCCTTGAACATGACGCCTGTGGGTGTGCCGCCGGACCAAAGCCGGGGCGCCGAAAAGGCCATCGCATTCCTGCGCGAAAGCGTTGCGGCCAATGGTGGCCGCCCCAGACTGAAGGTGATCCGCAATGCCGCATGAAATCGAACGCATCCTGCGCGCCGCAGGGCGTGGCGTCTGGCTGATCGATGCAGCCAAGGCTGATGAGATTCTGGCGCTGATCGAGATGAGGCTTGCCGGACCAAGGTCAGACACCGCCTTTCCCGACCGGGAACAGTCTGCCATGACAGAGGATATGCGCGCGGGACCGAAACTCGTCCGGGTGATCCGCCTGCATGGCACGATCATGCCGCGTGGCAATATGCTTTCCGATATGTCCGGTGCGGTTTCGCTGGAACGGTTCGGGCAGGTGTTTCGTCAGGCGGCCAATGATCCGCAGACCGGGGCAATTGTTCTGGATATTGACAGTCCGGGTGGCAATGTCGCGCTGGTGCCTGAAACAGTTGCGATGATCCGCGCGGCGCGGCGCGATGATCGCCCCATCGTGGCCGTTGCCAATACCACCTGCGCTTCTGCGGCCTACTGGATTGCCTGCGCCACGGATGAGCTGGTGGCGACCACCTCGGCCACGGTCGGTTCCGTGGGTGTCTACATGATGCATCAGGACATGAGCGAACGGGCCAAGATGGAAGGCGTCAAGGTCACCTATCTCTCGCAGGGGCCGCGCAAGGTTGAAGGCAACCCGTTCGAACCGTTGGACGAGGTTGCGAAAGGTGCTTTCCTCGCCGAGGTGCGGGAAACCTATAATGCATTCACCAGCGATGTCGCCAAGGCGCGGGGCGTTGCGGTTTCTGTTGTGCGGGCTGATCCCGAAACCGATGCACAGCATTTTGGCGGTGGCAGAAGCTATGGTGCGGCGGCTGCAAAGCGGCTGGGCATGATCGACCGCATTGCCACGCTGGATGAGACTATCGCACGGCTGGCCAAGGGGGGCCGCTCAGGCGGGTCACGCGGCCGGGCGTCGATCGAGCGCGAGCGTCTCGGCCTCATCTGATCAGATCACAGACCATTCGGTCGCCCAACCCATTCGCGCCGGGCGGATGGGGTCGGCAGAGTTGTCACCCGGCTATGGAGAGAGCCAATGAAGAAACTGGCTGAACTGCGGGCGAAGCTGGCCGATCTGAAGAAACAGGCGCTGGCAATGCTCGACAAGGCGGACGCGGCCGGCGGTTTCGACCAGGCGGCGCAGGATGCCTATGACGCCAAGAAGGCCGAGATCGAGGCGACGCAGGCCGATATCGCCGCGGCCGAGCGGTTGCTGGAAGAGCGCCGCGCCATGGACGCCCTGCCGGCTGCGGGTGAAAACACCGTGCACGATACCGATCCGGCCAAGACCCATGGCTTCAAGGATATCGCCGAATTCGCATCCTGCGTTCGTCAGGCCAGCCGTCCGGGTGGTCAGCCGGATGCGCGGCTCTTCGGGGCCCCGACAGACGTGCATATCGGCGGTGCGCCTTCGGGGGAAGGCTATGAGGTTCCGCCCGAATACCGCAATTCCATCTTCGAAGTGGTGAACAAGCTGGACGAGTTCGGGCCGCTGGTGGACGAAGAGCCCACGGCGAAACGCGAGGTCAAGGGGCTCGCCGATGAAACCACGCCGTGGGGGGCGACCGGCGTTCAGGCGCGTTGGCGTGGCGAGGGCACCAAGATGGAGCCTTCCAAGCTGGTGACGGAGCCGCGCACGACGGTCCTTCACGAACTCTATGCTTTCGTGCTGGCGACCGAAGAGCTGCTGGAAGATGCGCCGCGGCTTGCCTCCCGGATTACCAACAAGGCCGGGCAGGCGATTGCCTGGAAGAAGAACAGTGCCATGGTCTATGGGACTGGCGTGGGTCAGCCTCTGGGCTGGATGAACAGCAAGGCTCTGGTGACCATTCCGAAGGAAAGCGGTCAGGTGGCCGATACGATCGTGCCCGAGAATATCATCAAGATGTTCTCGCGCTTGCTGACCGTGCCGGGCGATGCGCCTTTCTGGATCACCAATTCCGATTGCCTGCCGTCGCTGATGACGATGACCATCGGTGACCGTCCGATCTGGATGCCGCCCAACGGCCTTGTGGACGCCCCCGGCGGGTTCATTCTCGGCCGGCCGGTCAAGCTGTCCGAACATGCAAAGACCGTTGGCGACAAGGGCGATATCCAGCTTGTTTCGCCGAAGGGCTATTACGCGGCCCGCCGCGAGAATGGCCCGAAGTTCGCGCAGTCGATGCACCTCTACTTTGACTATGCGATCGAGGCGTTCCGCTGGACCTTCCGCTTTGGCGGCCAGCCCCATCTGTCGAATCCGGTTTCCCCGGCCAACGGGTCGGCGACGAAATCGCATTTCATCGCCGTCGAAAACCGGGCCTGACCTTTTTCAAGGCCAAACACCGGGGCTAACCCGCCCCGGTTTTCCCTTTCTTCTGTCTGGAGATCACAGATGACGCAGAAAACCGTTTCGCTCGCCATGGCTGCCGCAGCTCTGGCCTGTATCGACCCCGATGCCTATGCGGCAAGCACTGTCACCACCGGCTGGGTGAGCGCCGACAATTTTCAGGACTTCATGGGTGTGGTGCTTGCGGGCGATCTGGGCACCAATGCCACGCTCGACGCGAAAATCGAGCAAGCGACCAGTGCGGCCGGGGCAGGTGCCAAGGATATCACCGGCGCGGCGATCACGCAGCTCACGCAGGCCGGTGGCGATTCCAACAAACAGGCAATCATCGCCTTTTCGAGCTCGGATCTGGACGCCAATGGCGGCTACACCCATTTCCGGCTTTCGATGACCGTGGGCACCGCCACCTCGGATGCTGCCGCCCTCGTCCTGGGCGCGACGCCCCGTTTCGGGCCTGCCTCCGGCGATGATGCGAGCACCGTCGATGAGATTGTGACGGTCTGACCCCATGCGGATGCTTACCGTATCACCGCCGGCCAGTGAGCCGCTGACGCTTGACGAAGCAAAGGCGGTGGTGCGGCAAGATTTCTCGATCGAGGATGGCTTGCTGTCCTCGATCATCAGCTCTGCCCGTGCGCGCGTGGAAACCTTTACGCGCCGTCGGCTGATCTCGCAGCAGGTGCAACTGCGGCTTGATGGCCTGCCAGCATCCATCACCATCCCCTGCGATCCGATTATTTCGCTCGGGGCGGTGACTTATCTCGACCCAGATGGTGTCACGCAGGAAATGCCGGATATCGGTTTGCGCCTTGTCGAGTCGTCCCTGCCTGCGCGGCTTGTCTGGGATCGCAATTCCAGCTTGCCCGACATTATGGCGGGGCAGGACACAGTGCGCATCACCCTGACCGTCGGCTATGGTGCTGATGCCTCCGCCATTCCGTCCGATCTGCTGGCTGCTGTGCGCTTGCTGGTTGCGCATTACTTCGTCAACCGCAGTGCTGTGATCGAAGGGGGCGCGACGGAAATTCCACTTGGGGTGCAGGATCTGTTGCTGCCCCATGTTTTGTGGGTGTGATCGTGCAGAAGATACCCCTTCTCGATACCCGCACGGCCTTCGACGAACCAACCGGGGTCACCACCGCAACAGGTGGTCAGATCACCGCCTGGGCCGAACGGATCAGCGGTATCTGGGCAGGGTTCCGATATCTGCGCGGTGGGGAGGTGGTTCTTGCCGCGCGTCTGTCCGGCAAACAGCCGGCAGTGGTAACGGTGCGGTTGGCACCTGAAACACTTGCGATCAAGCCGCATTGGCGTTTGCGAAATCTTCGCGACGGGCTGGTCTATGAGATCAAGGCCATCGTCCCGACCGCAGACCGTGCATTTCTGGAAATCACCTGTGAGGCCACGAAATGAGCGTTTCAGAGGGGTTACAAGCTGTTCTGCGAGACCGCCTTGTTTCCGACACCGCTGTCAGCAGCTTTGTCGGAGAGCGTGTTCTGGACGAGCCGAAAGCGCCGGTGACATTTCCTTATATCACCTTCGGGCCCAGCGATGTGACCCCGGACGATGCGGATTGCATCGCGGCACGGATCGAGACCCAGCAGATCGATGTCTGGTCGAATGCGGATGACGGCAAGGCCGAAGCCAAGCGCATATGCGATGCGGTTCGCAAGGCGCTGCATGGGTTCTCGGCCGAGATGAGCGATGGGGCTTTGGTCGAATCCTATGTGACGCTGGTTCGGGTCATGGGCGACCCGGAGGAAGGTATCAGCCATGGCGTGCTGACCGTCGAATGCACGGTTGAGGAATAGGTGGCCGCCGTTTCCCCCGCCTTTCGGCGCCGGCTTCAGAACGTGGTGCCGCAGGTCTCAGCGGCTGTGCGTCCGGTCCTGATCAAATCGGCCGATGAACTGGTCGCGCTGATGAAACGGCTCTGCCCGGTCGAGGATGGGGATCTGCGCGACAGTATCGGCTGGGCCTGGGGCGATGCTCCGCGTGGTGCCGTCGTGATCGACAAGTTGTCCGGGCGCGGCCGCGGCCGGGATCGCATCGTGATCTATGCCGGGAATGCCAAGGCCTATTACGCCCGCTGGGTCGAATTCGGCACCCGTAAATCCAAGGCGCACCCGTTCTTTTTTCCCGCGTATCGCGCGCTGAAGCGCCGCATCCGCAGCCGGATTTCCCGCGCGACGCGCAAGGCCCTACGGGAGATCGGCAGTGGATGAACGGTGCAGCGTCCGCGCGATCTTCGTAGGCGAGTTTCACTATTCCAGCCGTCGCCGGAATGCCGGCTGGTCGGCTTATCCATCGCCAGATCCGCAGATGTTTCCGCGCGAATTCATCACCGCCGCGATCAATGCCGGTCGGGCGTTACCCATACCGAAACGGCGCGGCGGCGGCGTGACGGGCATCACAGCCGCCGTGCCGGTGGCAAAATCAGGAGACTGACATGGCAAAGCCTATCACCCAACGGTTCGACCAGATGGTGCTGGAGGTGTCGGATGACGGCACCACCTGGCGCAAGCTCTGCGGTATGGTTGGCGTCACCATCACGCGCAGCACCAATATGGACACGTCCGAAGTGCCGCAGGATTGCGACGACGAAAGCCTGCCGATGGACATCGCCCGCGAGCCGCGGTCGCAGGAGGTCACGGTGTCCGCAACGGGCGTCTGGGCGCAGCAATCGCATGAAGAGGTGCTGGACTGGTGGTATGGCGCCGAATCGAAACAGGTGCGCATCGGCAACCTGAATGCGGCGTCGGGCGACACCGAATATGAAAAGGGCCCGTGCTTTCTGACCAACGTGACCAACCAGCGCACCAAGGGCCAGCGCGTGACCTCGAATATCGAGCTGGCCTTCGATGGCCTGCCGACGCGGACGGTCAAAGCCTGATGGCGGGGGCGGTTGATCTGGTCTGGCCGGGGGGCGAAAACGCCTTCCGGCTGGGCATCGGCGAGCTTCAGGCCTTGCAGACGGCCACGGGCATGGGGCCTGAGCATCTGCTTGGCCTGTTGCAGCTGGGTTCGTGGAAGGTCGAGCAGCTCGAGGCCATTCTGCGCAACGGTCTGATTGGCGGCGGCATGGAAAAGGCCGAGGCCACACGGCTGATCCGCCAGACGTTTTCGCGCGGGTTCGGCGTGGCACTGTTCAAACCTGCCTGCATCCAGATCATGCAGGCCGCACTCTATGGGCCGGAGGATGACCCCGTGGGGGAGTTGTCGGCGGTACCGGAGACGGTGCCGCCCGACTTGAACACGGACGATGGCGCTTCAGCAGCTTCTACCGACTTGGCGCCGTGATGGGCTTTGCGCCTGCCGATGTGCAGGCGATGAGCCTTTGGGAGTTTCAGGCCTGTCAGGATGGCTGGTTGCTGCTGCATGGCGGCAAGAAAGCCTCGGGCGGCGATCTGACCGATGATCAGCTGGCGGAAATGGGGATTGAGGGTTTCTGATGAATGACATGACGCCTGATCTGGCCATGAACATCGGCATCAACATGGCGGCCTTGGCAAAGCAGCTTGCCAAGCTTGAAAAAGACACCGTCGATATGGTCAGGGGGATCGAAAAGAAAGCCCAGATCCGCATCGGCACGAATTCCGCTGCCAAGTCTGCCGAGATTTTCGAGGCCGAGCTTGAGCGTATGCGCAACAAGTTCGACCCGCTCTACGCCGCATCGAAGAGATATGAGACGCAGCTGGAAGAACTGAACCTCGCGCATCGCATGGGCGTGTTGAACGCCAAGCAGTATGAGCTGGCGCTGGAGCGGCTGGGTCAAGAATACCTTGCGGCAGACAGCGCCGCTGGCCGTGCTGGCCGTGGGCAAGCTCAGTTCGGGCGGTTTTCCTCGCAGGCCGGGTTGCAGGTTCAGGATTTCTTCGTGCAGGTCAGCGCTGGCACTTCGGCGGTTCAAGCCTTTTCGCAGCAGGCCCCGCAGTTGCTGGGTCTCTTTGGTGCATGGGGCGCTTGGGCTGGCGCAGCCATCGCAATAGGTCTGCCTGCCATCGCGATGCTCACTAAAATGGGTGACGAAACCAAATCGCTGGCTGACCTGACCGATGAATTGCAACAGGCCACCAGCGCGCATGCAGATGCGGCTGAGGCGGCCAAGGTGTCGATCGAGGATCTGCGCGCGAAATATGGCGATATGGCCGATGAAATCCAGCGGGCGCTGGAGCTTCAGGTGCAGTTGACCGCCGCGCAGGGTGAGGCTGCCCTGCTAAATGCTGCCAGGGGCGGGGGCGCGCTTCTTGGTCGCGGCATCACTCAGACGCGACCGGCCACGCAGTCAGACGAGGAATTTGCCGCTTGGCAAGAGGCGAGGCTGCAAAGGCTAATGAATGTCACTGGTGGAACCCGCGAAGAGGCCGAGCGGCTCCAGCGTGCGCTGCGTATGCTGGAAACCGCCAATGGGCCGGAAGCTGCACATCGTGACGCGATCCGGCTGCGAGATCTTCTGATCGAGATTTCTGGCGGCATCCCGCAGGCAGTGCAAAAGTTCGGAGATGAATTCGCCATTCTTGGCTCGATCATTGCCGAGTCGGAGCGTCAGATCGAACTCGGCATGTCTGATACCGAACGCCGGGGCGTTGAACTGGCCGAGGCCTATGACCGCCGCACCCGTGATCTGGCGCGTCTGGCAACGGATCGTGCCGATGCCGAGAAGCAACTCGCGCTGGCGCGTGAGAAGGGGGATGAGACGGCCATCGCCTCGGCCGAGCGGATGATCGGGACCATCGACGATGAGATCGCGCGCACCCGCGATGTGAAGGCGCGGGTCGAGGATGTCGGGGAAGAGATGAAGCGGGTCCGCGATCTTGCGGGCAAGGCGGCGCTGAACCCGGAATTCGAGGCACAATACACGGCGCTTCAGAAAGAGGTCGAGCGCGCCCGTCGCGAGGGCGAAAAACTGGGCGAGGTCGATCTTTCGCGGCTTGAAACCGCCGTGCGCAAGCTGATGGAAATGGCCGGGCTGATGGCCGATGGCTTTGCGCGGGCGGGCGAAGGCCTGTCGAGCGGTGTGGCGGATGCCTATCGCCAATATGGTGCCTCGCGCCGGGCAGGCGAATGGATGGCTTCCTCGGATGCGATGTCGGCGGCGCGTGCCCTTATCGCCGCGAAGGAAGGCTTCAAGCTCGAAGCATACAAGGACGTGAACCATTATCGGGCAGGCTATGGCTCCGATACCGGCACCCGCGCGGATGGGTCTACTTATTCGATCCAGAAGGGCATGGTGATCAGTGCCGATGATGCGCAGCGCGATCTTGACCGGCGTATCCAGTCCTATTTCGACACGTTGATCGGCCAGATCGGCCAGACCACGTTTGAGGCCCTGTCAGCCGCGCAGAAAGCCGCTCTGGCCTCGCTGCTGCACAATTACGGCGAGGGGGAGCTGAAGGCCGGCGGCGATCTGGGCGGCGTATTGTCGGCGCTGCGCGACGGCAACAGTCAGGGTGTGGCCGATGCCATCGCGGCGCGCGCGTCTGACAATGCCGGGATCAACCGCTCGCGGCGGCTGGAAGAGGCACAGGCCTTCGGTGGCGCTTCGGGCGCGATGGAGGCGCGGCTGTCAGCCGAGCAGAAGGCCCTGCAAGAACAGGTCAAGGCGCGAGAGGATCTGACACGGGCACATGATCGGTTTTCGGAAAGCCTGCTGAAGGGCATTGCCGATGCGGAGTTTGAACGGTCCATTTTGGGCAAGTCGAAGGAGGATCAGGCCCGGCTGCGCGCAGAATATCTGCTGACCGCACAGGCCAAGCGTGACGGCCTCGATCTGAATGCGCGCCTCGCCGGATCTGAGATGACGGTGGCGGAAGCGATTCAGGCGAAAGCGAAGGCGGATGCCGAGGCAGCGTTGGCGGCCGAAAAGCGCCGTATTTCCGAGGAACTGGCGACCCAGCGGCTTCGGCAGGCCGCGCAGGTGCAAAAGCAGTTCGCGGATCAGCTGGTTGACTCCATCGTCGCCGGGCGCGGACTGGACGGCGTGCTGGCAAACCTTGCTGCGACGCTGGCGAAATCGGCGGTGCAGAACCTCTTGTTCGGATCGGTACAGGCCGGGGTGTCCAGCGGCGGTCTGCTGTCAGGTCTGTTCAATGTCATCGGAAAGGTGGCCAGCTTTGAGGGTGGTGGCGAAACGCCGTCCGGTGCGCGGTCTGGCGGTCTGGACGGGCGCGGCGGTTTCCTTGCCATGTTGCACCCGGATGAAACGGTGATTGATCATGTTGCCGGGCGGTCCCGAGTGCCATCTGCGGTGGCCTCGCCTGCGTCGCCTGCGATTTCTGGCGGTGCCGGGCGGCAGGCGGTTTCACTGCAGGTCATCCCGAGCCCATATTTTGACGTAAGGGTCGGGGCGATCTCCAACGGTGTATCAGTCCAGCACCAGCGCGAGGCGCAGCGGGCCATGCCTTATACCATGCGAGAAATGCAGGCGCGGGGCACGGTCTGATGTTGCGCAATATCATCGACGTGCCGTCACTGTTCATGCCGTGGGTGCAGGTGGATTGGCGGCCAGACTGGCGCGGGCAATCGACGATGCAGGCCAATGATGGATCGGAGCAGGTTGTCTACAATCGCCTGCCGCGCTTCATCGGGGCCCCGCAAATTGCCTTGCCGCGTGAAATGGCCGGTCATTGGCGGGCGCTGATCTTGCAGGGGCAGGGGCGGGTCAACGCCTACCGGCTGCGCATGATTGACCCGATGACCTGTCGCCGGCGTCGGGCGGACTGGCGCGAGGATTGGCGGGCCTATCAGGCCGGGCTTTATGTCGAGGTCAGTCCGCAGGTTGAATGCCCGGCCGGTGCCGCTGCGGGCGCGACCTCGATCATCGTTGATGAGACCACGGCACCCCGCCCGATCTCTGTCGGGACATACCTCAGCTATGATGACTGGCCATTTGCAGTGGTATCCCGATCCGGTTCCGGCGCGTCCGTCACATTGGGTGTCACGATGTTGCGCAAGGCGATTCCGGCGGAGGCGCAGATTGATCTGGTGGCGCGGGGCCTCTTTGTCTCGACCTCGGACGCCAATGGCCTGCCGAGTTTCGAGCGCGGCCGCCCGGTGGTCGGGATGGATCTCGAATTCGTGGAATGGATCACCCGATGAGCTTCTTTCCCGTCGGTTTCAACCCGCGCGACCCCTCGGTCGGGCTTCTCGATCTGGTGTCGATCGACACGGTGGATGGGGTATTCCGGTTCATCTTGGGCGGTGACGGGCGCTTTGTGGATGTGGACGGCCACGCATGGATCGGCTGCCAACTGCTTGAGGCGCCGGATTTGCAGGTGTCGCTGAACGGCACGGCCCCGGCGGGCTCGATCTCGCTGACCTATATCCCCGACCCGTCCGACGGCGATCTGGTGGCCGAGCTGCGGGCGCTGGGAACGGAATACATCCTCGACCGCGAGATTGTGTTCTGGGTGCAGCCCATCGGGGCGATGGCCGAGTTTCACGCCCCGGTGCATGCGCCGATCCGCTGGTTGACCCGCAAGGGCGCCAGCGTGGCGTTCGATCTGTCGGGTCCGATGGAGCGGCGGATCACGCTCAATTTCGAGAGCATCGGCGCGGGCCGCAACACCGCGTCGCGGCTGACCAACACCACGAATGATCACGCGGCGCTGATCGGGGAGGCGAATAGCTCCTTGCGCTTCGCCCCGACTGATACCTTTCAGGAACAGAAGCTGTTCGGATGACCCCACTCTATGTCGAGCTGAACCGCTGGCGGAGGCTGACATACCGCTGGGGCGAGGCGGATTGCGTCACGCTCTGCGCCGATTGGTGTGCGCGCTGCGGCTGGCCCGATCCGGCTGCCGATCTGCGCCTGACTTATGAAAGCATGTCCGAATGCCAGCGCGTCACGCGGTTTTTCTCGGACCCGCTGGCGGTGGTGGCGCCGCGCATGGCGGCGGCGGGGCTGGCCCTGACTGCGCAGCCGGTGGCCGGTGACGTGGGTATTGTGCTTCAGATCGCGCCGGGCGTGACGCGGCCCCATGCGGCGCTGTGCCTGGGCGAGACATGGGCGGTGAAAGAGACCTCGGGCGCGGTGACGGCGTTCCGCCCGCAGAAGGTGCTTGCAGCTTGGGGAGTGGGCTATGCGCATCCGTAATCTCGCGCTGGCCGCGCTGCTGTCCACAACCTGTCTGGCGGGGCAAGCCAAGGCCGATCCGGTCACCGCCTTTATCGGCGGGTTTCTGAACGCAGCGGGCTTTGGCACCTATCTGGCGACGGGCGCAGTTGGTGCTTGGAGCGCGGGTTTCACCGCCGGTTCATGGCTCGCGGGCGGATCGCTGTTGTCGCGTGTGGTGCTGTCCGTTGGCCTGTCGGCGCTGTCGCAAGCGTTGATGCCCACGCCCTCGGTCCCGTCGCCCTCCGACCGGCAGGTCAACTGGGCGCAGCCTGTCAGCTACCAAGAGCGCGTCTATGGCCGGGTGCGAAAGGGCGGGCCGTTCTGCTTCTCGGCCGCGAGCCGGGCCGATGTCACCAACCCGGACGGGACCGATGATCGGTTCAAAAGGCATTATGGCATCTTGATCGCTGCGCACAGCACGCGCGGGCCGGTGCAGCACTTTCTTGACAAGCGCCCGGTCGAGTTGGAGGGCGATTTCGTCTCGACCGAACCGATCTGGTATGACGGCAAGGGGCGGTGGGCGTGGCATGGCTCTATCCGCACCTATACCGGCCAGCCGGGGCAGGCGGTCGATCCGATATGGGATGCGGTTTTCCCGGAGGTTACCGCTGCCGATGATTTCAAGGGGCTGAGCTACGCCGCGCTTTACGCCGCCCGGCCACCGAACAACGTGTTTTCGAAGATCTACCCGAGCGGGCGGGAATGGGTTTATGCGCCGGTCTGGGATGGCTGCGATACGGTCTATGACCCGCGCGTGGGCGATGACACGCTGCGCTGGAACTACTGCCTGCGGTCCGAGGATTTCGGGCATGCGGTATGGTCCAAGGCGGCGGTGACGGTCACGACGGATGGGGCTGCCGCGCCGGGTGGCGCGCTGACTGCTGATCTTGTTGTGCCGACGACGGCAAACTCGTCTCACTATGTGCTGCAATCCATCACGCTCGACCCGTCAACCGATCATGTCGTCAGCGTCTATGCCAAGGCCGCCGCGCGGGACCGGCTGCGCATCCAGTGCGGCACGGGCAGCGGGTGGTCGGCGTCCACGCTGGCCGATTTTAACCTGACAGCGGGGACCGCCACCGCGACGGCGGGACTGACGCCGCAAATCGAGGGTGTCGGCGGCGGCTGGTATCGCTGTAGCGTGCGGGCAACGACCAACGCCAGCACCGGCAGCCGGTCCTTCCTGTTGCTGCTGATGTCGCCGACCGGGGCGCAGACCTATGCTGGCGACGGATCGTCGGGGATGCTGCTTTGGGGGGCGCAGGTCGAGGCCGGGGCAGAGGTATCGACCTACAAGCCGACGGAAGGCGCGGCGGTGTCGGCGATCTGGGGCCGGGGCTGGACCGACAATGCCGCCCTGATCATTGCCGATGTGGCCGAGCTCTATGGCTTCGCTGTCGATTGGGATGAGGTCGCGGCCGAGGCGGACATCTGCGACCAACTGGTGACAAACCGCGACGGCGGCACCCAGCGGCGCTGGACGATCAACATGGTGATCGACAGCAGCATGACTTGGGAACAAGTCAGGTCCGAGATGATGAAGGCTTGCGACGCGTTCTTTTATGAACGGCGCGACGGCAAGCTGGGCTTCAAGGTGGGCTATTACAGCGCGCCGACCGTCACGCTGACCGATGCGGATTTCCTGTCCATCTCGATCCGCGACCGGGCGTGGGGCTCGGATGTGATAGGGCAGGTCGCCGTGAAATACGTCGAACCGGCGCTGGATTATCAAGAGGAACTCACCGGCGCGGTGGTGGCCGATGCGCAGGGTGACCGCCACGAAGAACCCTGCGGGGCGATCAACAGCCACAATCAAGCGTGGCGCGTGGGCTATCGCTGGCTGGCGACGGCGCGGCCGCCCTATTCGGTCAGCGGCACCATCGGACCCATCGGATATGAATGCATGGAACAGCGGTTCCTGCGCATCACCCATGCCGAGGCCGGGTTTGATGAAGTGGTCGAGGTGTCGCGGCTGACGCGCAACGGCGGGTCGCACACCTTTTCGCTGGATGTGGTTTCGGTTGATGCGGGCGATTTCGCCCCAGACGCGCTGACGCTGGAGCCTGCCCGCCCGCTGCGCGCGGTGGTGGCCGAGGAAGATGATGTGGCGGCCCCGGCCAGCCTGACGGGCGAGGCGGTCGAGGGCACGGGCGGTGTGGCGCTGATCGAATGGGCGTGGCCGGTGCAGCCCGAGGATCTGCGCCAGCAGCTGCAAATACGGTCGGTCGATGGCGGCGTGCCAGACTGGCAGATCGTGGATGCGGGGGAGGGGCAATCCTCCCTTGTCTCGACCGGGCTTGTCGATGGCGCCACCTATGAGGCGCAGGTGCGCAACCGGACGCCGGGCGGGCGGGTCTCGCCCTGGTATCCTGCCGTGCCGCTGGCGGTGCAGGCGGTGGCGAACAGCGCGGCCCCGGCGGCGCTGGTGGCCTTCGGCGCTGCGGTGTCCGGGTCTGACGCTGTGCTGACCTTCACCGCGCCCAATGACGGGCAATATGCCGCGACGCGGATCTGGCGCGCGGACGGGTCAACAGATTTCGGCGATGCGGTGGCGATCCGCACAGAGTTCGGCGCGCCGAATGCGGCGGACAGCTATACAGACGTGGGGCCCGGTGTCGGGTCGCACAGCTACTGGGCCGAGCCGATCAATGGCAGCGGCATCGCGGGGCCGCGCAGCGGGCCGCAGACGATCACCATCATCTAAGAGGGTCACATGGCAACAACTGTCGCCGGTCCCGTCCGCTTGCCGGACGGGTCGCAGCCCGCGCATGGCCGGGTGCTGTTCACACCGCGCGCGCCGATTGTCGGCTCGCCCGTGGTCACCACCAGCCCGGTCGCGGCCACGATCACGGCAGGCGCGATCAGCATCGACCTGCAAGGCGCGGCCGATGGCAGCCGCTATGCCGTGGCGGTGGAGCATTGGAGCGCGGTCGAGGGCCGCCTGCTGACCACCGATCTGCCCGACATTGTGGTGACGGACAGCGGATCGGTCACGATTGCCGATGCGGTGGCACTGGACGTGCCGGAGGGGCCGCAGGAACACCGGATCAAGCGGGGCGATTCCCTGAGCCTCGGCTGCATCTATGCCGATGCTCTGGGTCGCCCGAAATCCCTGACAGGGATCACCGTCACCTCGGCCTTGGGCGGCCCGGACGGCGTGACGCGGGCGCTGATCGTGACCGTCCTCGATGCGGCAGCCGGGCAGTTCGAGGTGACGCTGGCGCCCGCGCAGACGGCCGCCCTGCCGCTGGGTGCCCATGCCTGGGACATGAAATTCGCGGTTGGCGGTCGGGTCTACCGCACGATCACCGATACCATCCACATTGATCAGGAGGTCACGCCGTGACGGATCGCGTTGTCACTTTTCGCAATGGCACCCTGCCAACCGGCGGTGTGTCGCCCGGAGATCTGGCGGCCGAGGCGGCGGCGCGGGAAGCTGCGGATGATGCTGAAGTTACCGCCCGCGAGGCGGCGGAAAACCTCGGCTCAATCCTGCGGCTGACCGGATCGACCGGCACGGCGCAGGAAGTTACAGCGACGGTCGGCACGGCTCAACTGCACATTGGGATGGAAATCGGCCAACGAATGCAGGCGCGATGGCTGGAGAACAACACCGGACCCGGCGCGAAGCTGATCGTCAGCCGGGACGGTGTCGAGACCGAATGCACCATCAAGCGTCGCAACGGTGCCGACCTCGCCGCCAATGATTTGCTTGGATCTGCTCGCTACGACTTCGTTGTCCACTCTGTGGACCCATACGTTGTGCGGGTCGTGGGCGCTGTGGCGAAGGATGACATCAACGGCCTGCCCGAGGCGCTGGATGATGCGTTTCAGGATGCGGCCGAGGCCATGAACGCCGCGATGGATGCGCAGGACACAGCCGACAGTGCGGTGGCTGCGGCTTCTGCGGCGCAGACGGCGGCGGATGATGCGCAGGCGACTGCGGATGCGGCGTTGCAGGATGCAGCCGAGGCTACCAATGACCTGATCGACCTCGAAGCGTTGCTGGATGACGGTGCAAAGCTGCCTGCGACCAAGCTGCTCGGCATTGTCCGCTCGGGCGAAAACCCTGCGACGGTCCTTGCCGCCTACGGTGCCGTGCAGCCGTATGTCTGGTTTGAGCGGCTTGATGGCAGCTATCGCATCTGGGGTGCGGTTGCTGACGGCGCTCCGGGATCGACGCAATACGGCACGCGCTGGTATGCTCCGCGAGCGGTTCTTTCCGATGATATTGCGGCGCAGATCGCTGCCAGATTGATCGCTGCAAACAACCTGTCCGACCTGGCGGACAAGGCGCTCGCGCGCGAAAATCTCTCTGTCTACAGCAGGGCGTCCGTCGATCTTTTGCTGACTGACAAGGCCAGCGCCACCGCGTTTCAGCAGTTCGTCACGCGGGTTCTGGGGGCGCTCACCGGGCTGGCCTATCGCGTGGTGCCGTATACTGTCAGCCCTTACGACGGGGCGATCAAGATCGCCGCCGACGAAATCAGCTATCCACAACTGTGGGTGACCACGCCTGACGACTTGGCGGCGCTGGTGCCTGGAGACGAAGGGCCGTTTCTTGTCAGCGGTGCAATCCTGACGTTCCCGACGAAAGACGATCCGCTGGGGACCACGCGGACTTACTTTGTTGATATGGCGGCAAGCCCCCGCGTGGTCACGTCCGAGGTGGGGATCGCCGTCAACTACTCGAAAGATCGTCTGATCCTCGGTGTGGCGCACCGCGGCTGGTATGTCGATATGGCGAACCTGCCGGTGACGTGGGCACTGCTGCCGACCGAATCCGACCCTGTGATCATGTTCGACCGGGCGACGCTGCGGACCGAGGCCTTGCAGCTCGCCGTGGCTGCGCTGCCCGTGCCGGATGATGTCGTCGGCGGGCCTGCGTGGGTGACGGCCGCCGCTGGCCCGATCCAGATCGGCGGTCCCATGCGGTCGCAGACTGTGGTCCTGCAAGCTGCCGGGGTGAAGGCCGATTGCAGCCATATGACGGTTGCGAGTGATGCGGTGCTGAATTTCGTGGCAGGCGGCACGGTGTTCGCGGGTCACGGGCGGACCTTTGCGGGGCAGGCCGGGATGCACACCGCAACTGTCCCGGCGGGCGGGCTGGTTCGCGTCACGCGGATCTCGGCCAATGCGACCTTCGGCACCGTGATCGAACCGCTGGGCGGGACCGTGCTGTCTTATGCGGGCGGGGCCGAGCCGGTGCATGATGTGTCGATCGCGCTGGGTGGTCAAAGCCAGTTGTCGCTGGGCTATTATCGCGGCCTTCCGGGTTCATTTGCGCATGCTGTCCGCGACGCGGGCTGGATGGCCACGCCGCTGGATGTTGATGCGCACTGGATCAATGGCGCCACCGGCGGCTCCTCGATGCTGGTCACGCCGAACAACTGGTGGACGGTTGGCAATACCGAAGGGCCCGCGCTGACGGCGTGGAAAGCGGCCGTTACCGCCGCCGATGCGGCTGGGCAGCCGGTGCCGGAATGCGTGATCTGGATGCAGGGCGAGGCCGATGCCTGGGTTGTGCAGCAAGGCACCTATTCCAGCACTGTCTATAAAGACGCGATCAAAAGCGTCTGGTCGGCAATGCGGTCGCATCTGACCAGCCTCGGGGCCAGCGATCCGCAGTTCCTCGTGGTGCAGCTCGGGGCATGGGATTTTGAGGGCGACGACTATCCGACCGGCGCCAGCGCAGTGCGGTGGGCCTATCAGCGGGCCATCGACGAAGTGGCCTATGCGCATTTCGCGGCCGATTCCTACGACATCCCGCGCCCTTGGGGGGATGTGCATCTGGGCGGTATGGGGCATTACCATCTGGCCCATCGTCTCGCGCGCGCTTATGCCAACGTGATCGAGGGGCAGGCCAATAGCCTCGGGCCGCAGATCACCGGGGCGACATGGCGTTCGGCCACTGATTTCCGCGCCGCTGTTGTGGGCCTGCCGTCCGGGCTGCACTTGCCACCGGGCGACATGGGCGACGTGGCATCTGGCCCTTATCCTTGGGGTTTCCAGATCCTGAGCGGGGCCAACATGACGGTCGAAGTGCCGATCATTCGCGGCATCCTCGACCGCGTGTCGCGCACCGTGACGCTGGAAACCAACACAAACCTTTCGGGCTGCCGCGTGGCGTTCCCGGCGGGTTTTGCAACCGACCAGCGCGCCGGCCACCTCATCCGCGACGAACAGGCGCACGGCCGCCTGATGGGCCTGCCGCTGCGCTCGGGCATGTCCGCCGCTCTCATCGCTCCCTGATCATAAGGAGGCCGTAATGGCTGATGCATTCCTCTACAACACGTCGGGCCTCGAAAGCCCGGCGTCCAATGCCGCGGCGATCACGCCCTCGGATAGCGTGGACCTCGCCAATGTCCCTCGCGCGCTTTATGCGCTGACCGACGGCACCGTACGGGTGACGATGCGCGGGGGCGGATCGCCCGTCACCGTCCAGATGATCGCGGGTGTCCCGCTGCCGTTTCGGGTGACGCGCGTCTGGGCCACCGGCACCACCGCCACCGGGATCGTGGGGGTCTGGTGATGCTGGGAGTCGGTTACGGCATTGCCTCGCCCGCGCTCTGGGCCGCGCGGTGGTCTCCCGGCCTTGTCTACGGCCCGTCCGGGCAGGGTGCACTGTTTCGCGCAAACCGTTTTGACACGCTGTTTCAGGACGCGGCAGGCACGATCCCTGTCAACGCACCCGGCCAGCCTGTGGGCCTCATCCGCGACCTGAGCGGGCGCGGCAATCACGCAAGTCAGGCCGTCGCATTGAGCCGACCGATCCTCGCACGGCATCCAGCGAGCGGGTTGCGGCAGTTGCTGAGCAACAGCACTGATCTGACGGCGTGGGGTGGTAGTGCTGGCGTGGCGCTGCATCAGACGCTGGCGTCTGGCGAACTGGTCTACGAGATCAGCGATAACGATTCCGCCGTCAACCACTCGCGCAGTCTGTCGGTTAATCTTACCTCGGGCCAATCATACTGTTTTTCTGCACGGGTCCGGGCCGGGTCCGCCGAAAAGACCCAGATATCATGTCAAACACCTGGATCGTCTGCGGGCGTAGTCGTCACATGGTCTGGTGGCGCACCGTCATCTGTTGTCACTAATGGGCCGCAGACAGGCGCAGTGAGTTGCGATCCAGATCCGGTCAATGCCGGGTATTACATACTGCGTGGTGTATTGAACGCGGCTGTTAGCGGATTGCACACCATGTATCTTTGGCCGTCTGCATACGAGGCCAGTGGTCTAACGACCGGAACCAGCTATTTTAGCTCGCCCCAGATCGAGACCGGGACCGTGCGCACCGGGTATCAGGCGGCCACCTCCACCTATGATGTGTCCGAGGCGGGGTATGGCAGCGTCTGGGGGCTGCGGACGAATGGCATCAATCAATGGCTGGAGATTGCAGCATTTGCATCTGGTTCGGCAGGCAGGACCATTGTCGCGGCGATCAGAAAACGAAGTGATGTGGCGCGTGGGACTGTCATCGAGCACAGGCCGAATTTCTCGCGCCCGGGTGGTATTGGACTGTTCGCGCCAGCAGCGGATGGCGCGGCGTCCTACGGCGTCAATGTTTATCCGGCCTCATCAGGCTCGGCAATATCTAGCGGCTATCCAGCACTAACGGATTGTATCGTAACGGCAGTGGCCCAAAACGGATCGTGCATCATGCGCATCAATGGCGCGCAGGTAGCGTCGGCGACGCTGGCCGGAGGTGACTGGGTGACATTTAACGCGGGCATGACTATCGGCGCGCGGGACGGATCCAGTCTGTTCGGCGATCTGATGATCTACGGTCTGCTCTATATCGACCGACCGCTGGCAGCCGCCGAATATGCCCGCGCTGAACAATACATGGCCCGCCTCGCAGGAGTGACCCTCGCATGATTACCATCACCATCGCATGCCCCGAGGCGCTGATCGCGGACGCCAACCAACTCGCGCGCTGCATCGGCTACGGCCCCGACGACGACCAGACCTATGGCGCGGCATCGTGGCAGGATGCGGGCGGCAACCGTTATGCTGTGGCCTCCGGGCCGGTCGGCGCGGCGTTTCCACAGGCCGCCGCCTCGCTGCTGGCATCCCCGCAATGGGGTGCCGACATGGCCGCCGCCGCACGCGCGCAAGCCGCAATCCGCATCTGGACCGAGGATCAGCCCATCACCGCATCGCCGGACCACATCGCGGTGGTGATCGGTGACGATGCCCGCGCCGCGCTGGCGGGGCTGGGGGTGACGCAGGTGCCGGAGGAGGCAGAGGCGTGACCGTCCAGTTTGACAACAAAATCAGCCTCGGCCACGTCATCAGCATCGTGACCGTGCTGGCCGCCTGCATCATGGGTTACGCCACGCTGTCAGCCCGGCAGGAGCGTCTGTCGCTGGACGTGCTGGCGATGCAGCGTGCGGCCGAGGCGAGGGAGAGTCGCATACGCGCGGTCGAGATCGCACAGGCCAGCCAATCCAGCGACCTGCGCAGCATCCAGATCGGTATCAGCAGGATCGAGGCACAGCTCGAAAAGCTGCAACCGAAACCCTGACCCGCCCGCTGCGCGCGGGCTTTTTCATGGAGCAACATCATGGCAGACGAAAACATCCGGTCCATCCAGACCGGGCTGGCAGGGGTTGGTTATTCGCCGGGCCCCATTGACGGGATCGACGGCCCGCGCACCCGTGCGACGGCTGTGCGCTGGGGGCAGGGCGCCCCGGTTGCCGCGCGGGACGTGGCGCCGGTCACCACCTCGATGATCTACCAAGGCAGCGCGCGGTATCCAGTGCGCGAGGTGATCGTGCATTGCAGCGCGACGCGGCCCGAGTGGATGGATGGCGACGGGATCGACGCGCAGGTGGCCGAGATCCGGCGCTGGCACAAGGCACAGGGCTGGCGTGACATCGGCTATCACTGGGTGCTGGGTCGGTCGGGTGAGCTGCGCGCGGGCCGCCGCGAAACCGAAATTGGTGCGCATGTGATGGGTCGGAATAACGGCACAATCGGCATTTGCCTGATCGGTGGTTTCGGCTCGGCCGAGACGGATCGGCCCGAGGTGCATTTCACCGACCGCCAGCTGGTGCAGTTGCGCAACCAGATCGAGGCCATCTCCATGCGCACTCAGATCACCACAGTTTCCGGGCACAACCAGTATGCCGCCAAGGCATGCCCCGGTTTCCACGTCCCCACCTGGTTCAAAGGAGCCTAA